CGCCGGTCTTAAATAAACACCCAGGTAATTCTTGAATAATACAGATTTTTTACAAACTGCGCAAGCATAAAATAAAAAATCTAGATAACTAATTGCTTACAAATAAAAAGGAAATATTAAAATGAGTAAGAAATTTACATTAAACCAGCTAACCGAGGGCATTCGCTCCCGTAACGTTGGCCAGCAGGGTGCTCGCCTTACTGAGAAGTGGTCACGTACCGGTCTTCTTCGTGGGCTTGAGGACACTAACCGCGAGAACATGGCTATGATGCTTGAAAATCAGGCAGCACAGCTTCTTCGCGAGAGTAACACAATGGGTAGCGGAGACGTTGGTGGTTTCACTAACATCGCATTCCCAATCGTACGTCGAGTATTCGGTGGACTTGTTGCAAACGAACTAGTTTCAATCCAGCCAATGAGCCTTCCTTCCGGACTGCTCTTCTATCTAGATTACACATATGGTAGTAATGTTGGTGGCGACGGCACGGGTAGTCACACAGTATATGATGAAGGCCAGTCAATCTACAACAACCCTGCAGGTGCAGGAATCCAGTCTGGATCCCTCGCAGCAGGTGGTCAGTATGACCTTGTAGGTTCAGGCTACTCAGCAGGACCACATCTTGCAAGTACTGCTCTTTGTCTTTCAGCAGTAGCAACAGCGACAGGTGCTACAGCCGGAGTATCTGCAACAGCTACAGCTGCTACAATTCAGTCTGCAACAACAACGAACACTGACGAGGTTGGACTTCTTGCCGATGCATCGGATAGTGCGGGTACTACCGCCCAAGCTGCACTTATGAAGCTTGGCGGATATGATGCAGCTCTTATAGACTCACGAACCTCAGACGGCGCATTACCGTGGGATGGTGTCGTAGTTCCGTTACCGAGTACTATGGATCGTTCACAAGTTAAGAATCTTGCAATTTGGAGCCTTACTGGTACAAACCAAACAGCTGTTGAAGCAATGCAATCTGGTGAGGGTATTGATAACCTTCGTCGTCTAAACCTTGTCGGAGATGTCAGCAGCGCTGGTGTTTTCACTGCAGACCCAATGGGCGGTGGTCAGGTTCTTTGCTTTGTTAAGCAGGACACATTGGCAACAAGAGTAGGTCATGCAACTGCAACTGCATCAGCTGCCGCAGACACAGCTCGTACAGCAGCTGCAGTTGTTACTGCATCTGCAACAATTAACGTGTCAAATCCACAGTCTGATACAGTAACTGTTGGTGCCGGCGGCGAAGCTGCAGCTGTACCTGCATTCGAGGGTGACCTCGGTGGTGCTGTCAGCGGTGACCTCGCTGTCATTCCTGAGATCGACATCAAGATCGAGTCAATTGCTGTTACAGCTCAGACTCGTAAGCTCCGTGCTCGTTGGTCACCAGAACTCGCTCAAGACCTCAACGCATACCACTCAATGGACGCTGAAGTAGAACTTACTCAGATCCTTTCAGAGCAGGTTGCCCTTGAGATCGACCGTGAGATTCTTAATGACCTCCTTGTCGGCGCTAATGGTGCTAACCTCTACTGGTCACGTGCTCCTGGTCGCTTCTTGAACAAGAACACAGGTGCAGGAATTGATACATCAGACGACGCCACTTACGATTCAGTTGCCTTCACCGGTACAGTTCGTGAATGGTACGAGACATTGACTGAGACAATCATCGACGTTGCTAACCAGATCCACCGTAAGACTTTACGCGGTTCTGCTAACTTCATCGTAGTTGGCCCAGATGTTGCTACTATTCTTGAGTCATCTGTCATGTACAAGCCTAATTACAAGCTTGACGGACAGGGCCAAGTTGGTTCATCATTCTCAATCGGTGCCGAGAAGGTTGGCGCTCTTTCAAATCGTTTCACGGTTTACAAAGACCCATACTTCCCACGCAACAAGATCCTTGTTGGATTCAAGGGTGGTTCATACCTTGAGACTGGTTACGTTTACGCTCCGTACGTACCACTCATCGTCACACCGACCATCTTCCAGCCAGACGATTTCACACCTCGTAAGGGTGTAATGACTCGCTACGGCAAGAAAATGGTTCGTTCCGACTTTTACGGAACAGTAACTGTCCTTGACATGC